AAACTAGAAGAAGAAACTATATGGAAGTGGTTGAATCTTCCTAAAAGAGTAGATAATGTATCTCCTATACAAGAGTGTATATGGTCAGAGAAAGCAGAAAACTTTGTAAAAGAGTGGTGGAGAAAAGATTTTGAATATTATGAAAAATAAAGATACTGTAGTATGCGTAAGTGGTGGCACTGAATCTACTGCTGCTTTATTGTATGCAGTAAATAAAGGTATGAAAGTTGTAGGTCTACACTTAGCAGATAAGTCAGACCCTAAGAAAATATTTGAAGCATCTAAACAAGCTGCTGAAAAACAATGTGAGTTACTAGGAGTTCCTTTAGTTACAACTGTATGTGATATTCCTAAAGATAATCCAGGACTCTTTGCTGTATATCAGTATCAATCAGCTATATTACAACTCATAAAAGGAAATAAGATGAGAGTAAAAAATATAGTATGGGGTTCTAGTGCAGAAGATAGTTTTAGACAAAGAGTACAATTAAGATATCCTAACAGAATACTAGCAGTAGATGCCGAAGATGTTTTAGAAGTTACACAAGTATCTTTAAACTCAGTTATGAATCTACCTGTCAATATATTTCCTTTTGAGTGGATGACAAAAGCAGAAATAATATCATTACTTGTAAGAAGTAACAAAGAGTTATATGATTTAATATTTACTTGTAATAATCCTACAGATGATTTAAAAACCTGTGGTAGATGTAAAAAGTGTGCCGAAAGATGGTTTTCAGAAAAAACAGCTAAACAAGCTAAACTAAGAATACAGGAGAGTGTTAATTATGTCAATAGTTACGATAGTTAAACCTTATGAAGAATTAACAACTGATGAACTTTATAGAGTCATACAGTTGAGAATACAAGGATTTATAGTAAGAAATGGGACTTGTTATCAAGACCTAGAGGCACATTATGATAAAAATCAATATTATATGATGTCATATGATACAGTTCTAGGCATAGAGCCACAACTAATGGTAGGCGTAAATGCTTTGTGCACAAATAAAGTATTTACAGGAGATGATGGTACAGAGTATCGTTATCCCGCATTTCGTAGACAAGCATGGGAAGATGCTTACAAAGGGGGCGCATCAACTTATGACCTAGAAACAGGGCGTGAGTTTTGCAGAAATAATTTAGGTAGTCCTAACATGATGTTAGAGATTACATATGAGAAGGGCAGACAAGTCTTTCTCGACTTTGGATGTAGAGAAATAGGAACTAATATTGACCCAGCGGGTAGAAAAAATTGGGTGTTTGTTTATGAATCTTAAAGAAAAAATACAGATTAGACTAGACAAAATAGAGATGCTTATGAAGAAGGATTTTCATTTGAAGAATCCTGACGAAGTATACGATCAAACACTAGATGTTAGTAAGTTTTGGTCAATATTATCAGAAGAAGATAGAGATTTTATTCAAGGAGTACAATCATCTATTGAAGAAGGTTGGTCTTGGAAAGACAAGTGAAGAGGATATGAGATTAGACAAACTATGGAAAACAATACGTTATCCGATTGATAAAGAGTATTGGGTAAAAGAAATTAGAGAAGGCAAAAACTTTCAATGGGAAGTAGACCTAAATAATTACGCAAACGCTGATAGTAATATATGGCATACAGACGTTACCCAAATGTATTTAGATGCAATAGCACAATATAAAGTTCCTTTTTCTAAAAAGATGCATTGTAGACTTTTCTTTGTAAAAATTATGGCGGAAGACTTTTATGCTAAATATCCTGTATTGGGTCAGACTGGAATCATTTGGAATATTACGGGTATAAATAAAGAATCTAGACATAAAATAGTAGGCTCAAACAATGAAGGGAGTGTTGCACTAGAGGTAAAGACTGCTAAACCACTATTAGTAGATATGAATAGTTTAAAAACTATAACAAGAACACAAAGACGAGATTTAGTATTAATTTTTGATGAACCTTTTGATAAAGTATTAGAGAGCTGGGATGAGTATAACAAGTTATAATTATAAATGGAAGCAATATAAACATCACGGTAAAGAAACTATAGAGGGATATACTTTTACTAGAATACCTCCAGTTCAGTTTAACGGTAGATGGAACATGAAAATAATAAAGTTAACTGAAACTATACCTTGGCATACTGACTGGGACACTAAATGTGCTATAAATTACTTACTAAATGATGATTTAGAAAGTGCAGGGCATATTGAAATAGGAGAAAAAGCCGAAAAGTTTCAGTATAGAATGGCAGTTATTGATACTACTAAAAGACATAGAGCTGTAGTGTATGATAAACCAAGAAAAATATTAAAGATAAGTATTTTTGATGAAACTTATGAGGAAATATGCAAAAAATTAGATTCCCTATTTACGTCATAAATGAAGAGCCAGAAGAAATAGATGGACTGGTTATTATTGGTGACCAAGTAGTAGATGATAAAAATATGGATGGTAGTAGTATAGGAATAAGAAGGCTACAAACACCAATGAAAAGTATATATCCTTTGCGTTATCAAATAGATGACGAAGTAGGAATGATGAAGCATAGGGGAAAGCATTTTATAGATACCAATGGAGTTTATTGGTATGATGAAAAAACAACAACAGCTCAATTAAAATATCTTAAAATAAGAAAAGTTGAGAAGAAAGATATTGCATCAGTAATTTGGTTAAAGGATTGTCCTTTTCCATTTATTGAGAGTAGACCACCAATAGCGGGGTCTAGTTGGGCAGGAGTATTATATAAACAAGGTATTCCATGGAAAATATGGGAATATTGCGAGGATAAAAAGAAAGACACATGGAGGAAAATCTAAAAGCATGGCGCAAGCTCTCTGGTTAATTAATATAGATGTAACAGGACTCTGTAATAAGACTTGTAATTATTGCCCAAGGTCTAAAGGATATCCAAATATTAATGAACATATGCCTTATGAAGTATTTGATAACTTTATTACTTATTTAGATAAAATTAAGTATAATGGTTGGATATGTTGGAGTGGTAGAGGAGAAAATAGTTTACACCCTCGTGCAGAAGATATGATAAACAGACTGCATACTCCTTGGAGACTGTATAAAACTAGAATATTAACTAATGGGTATAAGTTTGATAAAAGAAAACACTGGTTTGCATTATTTGATAAAGCAGTAATAAATACTTATGAAAGTGAAGAAGAAATGGAAAGAAGAAAAGCAATACTTCCAGCAAAAGAACATAGGTATTGGGATCAAACTGTTGAACCCGAAGAATGGGAAGTAACTCCTTTGCAAGTTCAGAATAGAAATGACATATATAATAATGTTATAGCAAGTGATAAAACTTTAAAAGAGCCGTGTATTTTACCCATGACTAAAGCGTGGATACATTGGACAGGAGATATAAGTCTGTGCAGTAATGATTGGACAGATACAAATATTTTTGGAAATATTAAAGAAGATAACTTCTTTGAAGTCTGGAATAATCATCCAGTACTAAATGAAATGAGACAAGAGCTCATAAAGGGGAATAGATATAAATATACTGTCTGTTCTATATGTAATAGAACACACAACAAGTATGACAAAAGAAGGTATAAAAAATGGATATCGAGAAACTAAAACAAAAACTAGAAAAGCACATAGTATTAATTACATTTCAAAGTTTGAAATCTAATAACGTATATGACAGAGAGTATACTCTTTCTGACTTGCACTGTGATATACCCATTCATATAAGGAAACAGAATGGGGATAAACTTATATGCTATGATGTGGAGTTTCAAAAGTGGGAAGATTTAGAAATAGATACAATTATGGGGTATAAAGTAGTAGACTAATGTGTGGATTTGTAGTAACAACTGATATAGATAATATACAGAACATGACAGAAAGACAGGCTTTCCGAGGCCCTGACGGGTGTAGATATGCTAAAAATAAGGATATTGCTATGGGTCACGCTTTGCTTGATATAAGAGGAGTACAAGGCTGGCAACCAATACAAACAAAAAATAATAATATGTTTGTATTTAATGGTGAAGCATATGATTCTAATGTTGATAATGATACGCTATTTTTAGCAAATGGATTTGAAACATATGGACTGAGATTTTTATCTTCTACTGATTGGCATGGCTCATTCGTACATTATAATACGGAAACAAGAGAGCTTACCGCAGTAAGAGACCATTTTGGTGCTAAACCTTTATGGATATATAAAAAGGGCGAAGATATTACTATTTCTACAAGTTTGAAAAGTTTTACTAAAAAGAAATATAATCACTCTCATACTCAACAGTACAAGAGGTCAAGACAATGGTTTAAAAGAGAGTCACCATATAAAGATATTATAAAGGTAATGCCTGGAGAAATATTTAAGTATAATTTTGCTACAAAAAAACTAATAAAGTCAAAAAACTTATGGGATATTCATTTAATGCAAACATTTTATCCGCAAGTTCCTAAAGATTTTGAAGAAAGATTAGTAAATAATATTAGAAAACTTGCACAAAGTAAACAAAAAACAGGATTATTTTTAAGTGGTGGATTAGATAGTACAATAGTTTTATCTGTAGTTAAAGATATGGATATAGACTTAGAAGTATTTACTTGTGCATATGGTCAAGAAAAAACTGAGTTTGACTTTCAAGGTATGAGAGACGAATCTAAAATGGCAATACAAACTTGCAAAGAATGGAATATACCTATTAATGTAGTAACTCTGCCTTATAATTATGTAGAACACTACGGTAGAATGTGGATGAATAATACTCATTTTGCATGGGCAGACCATAACAGAAGAGCTCCTCGATATGCCTTATGTCAGGCTGCTAAAGCTAAAGGATGTAAGGTTATACTTACAGGAGATAGTGCAGATGAGATGTTTGGTGGTTATACACATCATGATAAAAGATTAGACAAAAGTTATACAGATATGTCTATAAAAGTGAATCCAGACATACCAAAATGTTATGGAGATGACTTTATAAACAATTCTTTATTTATAGATATGTTTTGTACTTCCGAACAAAATATATTAGCAACAGACCAAACTTGTGGAATGTTTGGCTTAGAGTCAAGACCTGTATTTCTTGGACAAAACTTTGTAAAATATGTATTTGCTATCGCTGGTAAATGGAAACTAGCACACAATGAAAAGTTTGGAAAACATTGGATGATTCAAAAATATCTTCTAAGAGAAGTTTGTGGACATAGATTGCCCGCTCATGTAAGAAATAGAAACTCAAAAATTGGATGGTCTAGTCCTTGGAATAATAATGTACCTAAATATAGTAATCCTTGGGTAGAACAAGATATATCACATATGCAGGAAATAGAAAAAGAATGATAGGATTTACTTGTGGAGCATTTGATTTGCTACACGCAGGACATATTGTAATGCTCAAAGAAGCGAAAGCTAATTGTGATTACTTAATAGTTGGGTTGCAGACTGACCCAAGCATTGATAGACAAGAGAAAAATCAACCTGTACAATCAGTCTATGAAAGATTTACACAATTAAGTGCGGTAAAGTATATAGATGAAATAATACCGTATGACACAGAACAAAGTTTAATCGACCTGTTACTATCAACTAAAATAGATGTTAGATTTGTAGGTGACGATTATAGAGAAAAATATTTTACAGGACAAGAACTAGATATACCTGTACATTACACAAATAGAAAACACTCTTTTTCTAGTAGAGGTTTAAGGAATAGGGTAAATGAAAGCAGTTCTAAGTAACAGAATATATTTAGAAGTAAATACAGAAACGCATAATAAAATCGAAAAGGAGTTGACTTATACACTAGCCCCTCGCATGCCGTCAGACCCACCTATCGTATTCAAAACAATACGATTTATTCGCGAGGGGTTGGTTTCTATACCTATCGGAAGAGAGGATTTAATCCCATCCGATTACGAGATAATCGATAAGCGTGTAACATCGCCAGTCGAACATGAAAAGTTTAAGTTTGAATTACGACCAAGCCAGAAACGAGTACATGACGAGGTAAATGACAATGCTATAATTAACGCATGGGTAAGTTGGGGAAAGACATTTACAGGTTTAGCTATCGCAGCGAAGCTTGGTCAGAAAACATTAGTTGTTACCCACACAACTAACTTAAGAAATCAGTGGGAAAAAGAAGTACAAAAATGCTTTGGAATTGAACCAGGCAGGATAGGTAGTGGAGACTTCAAAATTGATGCTCCTATCGTGGTCGGGAATATTCAGAGTTTATACAGAAAAATGGACGATATCAAAAAGAAATTCGGGACAGTGATTTTAGATGAAATGCATCACGTCAGTAGTCCTACTTTTACTCGTATAGTAGATGAAATGCCAGCTAGATATAAGATTGGACTGACAGGAACACTAGAACGAAAAGACGGTCGTCATGTGGTATTTAGAGACTACTTTGGACACAATGTATTCAAACCACCAAAAGAAAACTATTTGATACCTAAAATTCATATAGTAAAGTCAGATATAAGATTCTTAGATGGAGCGTTTACCCCTTGGGCAGAACGTATAAATCACTTAGCTTATAATGAAGAATACGTACATAGTGTGGCTTTGATTGCATCAAAGTATGCTGCATTAGGTCACAAGGTATTAGTAGTATCAGATAGAGTTGCATTTCTAAAAGCCTGTGCAAGATTGTGCGGTGATAATGCAGTATCAATAACTGGAGATATGGACTTTGAAGAACGAGAAAATACTATGAAACTAATAGGAAAAGATAAAAATATTCTATTTGGTACACAGTCAATATTCTCAGAAGGTATATCTTTAAATGATTTAAGTTGCCTAGTATTAGGCACTCCAGTCAACAATGAACCTCTTCTTACACAGTTAATCGGTAGAGTAATACGTGACAAAGAAGGAAAAGAACAACCTATAGTGGTTGATATACATTTAAAAGGAAAAACAGCATCCCGACAAGCAAATGCTAGAATGGGGTACTATATAAAACAAGATTACGAGGTAAAAATATTATGAGTGTAGAAGTACAACTTAACTTAGAAAAAATGAGGCAGATGAAGATATATCTTGCAACTCCAATGTATGGGGGTATGTGTCATGGTATGTACACAAAGTCTTTAATGGACACAACAAACGTAGCAATGCAGTACGGAATACCTATTGAGATTTATTATTTGTTTAATGAATCTTTAATTACTAGAGCAAGAAACTATTGTGTAGCAAACTTTTTAAAATCAGATGCTACGCATTTACTTTTTGTAGATAGCGATATACATTGGAGCGCAATGGACTTGATGTATATGTTACATATTGTATCAGAAAAGCCAGAACTATATAGAATTATGTGTGGACTATACCCCAAGAAAACTATTGCCTGGGAGAAAATATTGAAAGCAGCACAGTCAGGAGAGTATGACGAAAACCCATGGGAACTACAAAAATTAGGAGGGGATATGGTATTTAATCCTTTACCTCATGAGTACCCTGATGGAAGAGCGCCTATTAATGAACCAGTAAAAATCAAAGAAGGTGCTACTGGATTTATGCTAATACAAAGAAGCGTTTTTGAAGAGTATGCAGCAGCTCACCCTGAGTTACTATATACTCCTGACCACTTAAGAGAAGGAGAGTTTGGTTTAAATGAGAAGATTCATGCTTTCTTTGATTGTATTATAAATGAGCAAAACAGGTATCTATCAGAAGACTACATGTTTTCCGAATATTGTAGAAATCTAGGTATGGATATATGGGCATTACCTATGATAGAACTAATGCATTGTGGTAGTTATATATTTCAAGGTAGCATAGCAAGAATGGCGCAAGCCGATGTTCATGCTACAGTTGACGAGGAAACTATAAAAAAGATGCAAAAGGCTAAAGCTGAAAAAGCTCAGAAAAATAGTTCTTGACACGAACTCAAATATTTGTTATAATATGTTACTATTTAATTGGAAGAAGATAATGAGAGTGAGTAATGGAAGTGTCGAGGATATAATTCAGATACTAAGAATAATTACTTATAAAATTGAACCAAAAAATTACTATGATAAAACATTTAAGTTTTACAAATATCGATTTGGTGGTCATTCGTTCCTGAAGAATCCGAAGGAATTAATGGAAACTGGTCGGGCATTTAGTGATAGAGAAGTTGTGGAGTATGCAGGTGTCGCATCATTCCGTAATTATCACGATTATGTCAACACAAAAGACACCACACTAGACCTCTTTGACTGTGAAGTTAGTGAGGAAATAATAAATAATAATAGACTGCTTGAACTTAAAGACGGACGGATTCACTTTATGTTTGAGGAGACAATGGAGAAATAAAATGGCAATTGGATTCAACCAAACCAAGGGCTCAGCCCAAAAAAACAAAATAGAAACATACAACTACGCAGGTAAAGAAGACCACCACGTAAGACTGGTAGGAGATTTACTTCCTAGATATGTATACTGGATTAAAGGAGAAAATGGCAAAAACATTCCTATGGAGTGCTTATCTTTTGACAGAAACTCTGAAACATTCAACAATGTAGAACATGACCATGTTCG